GTTCTATTTCGATTAGATCACCTGCTTCTAGTTCTACATTACAAGGTATTTGAATAGTACATATCTGAGAGTGAAGTAAGTTATATCTCATAACAGACGTAGCTTGCCATCTTTGAGGATCATTATTGATTGATAGTGATGGATTTTCTTCTAAACTACCTCTATCCAAAATATGATTATTTGTTTTTGTAAAACTCTCAACATCATCCGCAAATGGTGGTGGATCTCCCAAAGTTTCTTTAACACCATTTTTTGATATATCATATGTGATTTCTTTAACAACAAATGTATATGGATCAAAGAAAAAGTTTCGACTGCGATATGTTCCCGACTTTAGTGCCTTTGCTACGTCTTGATCTTTTGAAAATACTGGTTCCATCATTATCTTATTATCATTGTCCTCTGTTCCAGTTTCAAAGTCGGATTTTAATGCACCCGTATAAAATACTTTTGTCTTTGGTTCTTGTTTAATTAACTCATCAATTGCCTTATACTTAAATGCAGTCTTAGTTTGATAAAAGAAATATCCTGCATCTCCTCCAACAGGCACTGATCTTCTACACAAATCACGAACTATATTCAACACACCTCTACCCCTACCAGTAAAATCATATTTATTTTCAGTAGGATCAACTTCAATTTTATCATCAGTTAATTCTAATTTTTCTTTTAATATTTTTTTAACTGTATCACTTATCTTTCCTTTAAACTTATCAAAAACTGGTAATTCATCATTTAATTTTTCTTTTTTACCTTTCAAATCCAACATGACAGTTTGACGATTTGCTTCTCTTGATATGACAGGGCATCTATTAACTTTAAAATGATCAGATTTGTTCGTAAAATCTAGTTCCCCTGTTTTTGTAGTTATTTTTAAACTCAAATCCTCATTACCTTCTAGGGGAAGTGCTTCCTTCACGGGTTTGAGAACTCCATTTTCATCCTCAATATTACCACCAGCATCTACAAAAACTAAATTAGCAGTAACTATTGGAGAATATAAACTCTCATAATAATCAACAGCGATAGTTCCTGCATTTAATTCAACAGGATCTTTCCCCTTCTTAATAAGTTCTATCTTATTATATTTTGATGGTGCGTTGGCTGATGCTGCTGACATTATACTGTAACTGTTGTTTGAACGACCTGAGTTTTGTTAACAATAATTGTTTTCGTACGATTCTTCTTACCTTTATTTAACATGGCAACGTCATCAAGTTTTTTCTGAGTCACTGATCCGGGTTGGAGAGCATTTATTTCATTCAATCTATCATATCCAATTGCTTCTGCGATCTTACGTTTGAATATAAATTCACCGGGTGTCAAAAGTGTAGGAATACTATCTTTAATATTACTTCTACTATCACCTGCTTTACCAGATTCTCCACCCTCATTCATTTTTGGAACTTCGGGGTTCTCCTGCATACTTTCAACCACACCTTCTTTCACATCTTCTGGTGATACTTCTTCACGACTTTCATCAACAGGGCCAAGTTCTGATGCATCCTCTACTTCAACACCCTCTACTTCAACACCTTCTTCACCTTCCTCATCAATATCTTCTTCATCTTCCTCTTTTTCGTTTAACTCATCAGCAGCCTTATCAATCTCATCTGGATCTAAAAGATCAACTTCAGACTGAGCTTTATCCATTTCAGAGAGACCTTTCTTTGTCATTGAATCTATCTCACCCTGTTCATCTTGAACTTTTTTGAGATCTGCATCAACAGCATCCTTGTTTGCCTCTATCTCATCTTGTTCACTCTTTTTACCCGTAATAAAATCAACTATACTCTTAAAACCATCCACTATACCTTTTAGAAAATCAAATGCCTTCATGATTGGTTCTTTAAAGGTTTTGAATACTTGAGTATATGTATTAAGTAAATATCCACCTAAAATAAGAACTGCTGCTTCCATCAATTTATCAAGCATACTACCACCTTTTAATGGAGAAGACTCTGGTTTGATTTTCTTCTTAGGTTTTGTTAGTTCTAATGCTTTCTCTTCTGCAGCAATTTTCTTTGCTTCTTTTGCCTTAAATATTGTTTTTGCTTTGAATACTTTTAAACGACTAATAATCTTAGTGTTTTTAGTGAGAACACTTTTTATATTATCAGCATTTATTTTGAGTTTTTCACTCCCTATTTTACTTGCAGTTGTTGCTTGTGTCATACTGTCATACCTAGAGCATCAGGAGTTGTATTCATGTAATCATTTAATTTATTATATGAAGAGATAAACTCTGATGGATTTGCTTCAAGATCAACATCAGCAACTTCACCGGGTTTTGCCATGATAGGAGTAGTAGGCACATCCACAATTTCAACTCCTCCATCTTGACCTGCTTCATCTTTCAAAGTATTCAATGTTTCAGTGGCATGTTTGATTGTGCCTGTAAATGGCATTTCCAACATTTCTGGGCCACCTTCACCAACTAAAACTCTTTCACCCTTTGTTACACGTTTACCAACTTTTGCTTCAGTAACTTCACCTTCTCCCTCTTCTTTTTTCGCATCACTAATATCCTTTGCTATCAAAGCAGCATCAAGTCCAACAGAGATAGCAGTACCGGCACCCGGAATCATAGATGCTGCACCAGATCCTAACTCCATCAGTGCACCACCCCAATCACCTTTTCTTAATCTATCGATAGCAAATGCTGCACCAAGTCCCAATCCAACAAAAGGTATCTTTTTCAATACTGACTTACCAACACCTTTAGCTGCAGATTTTGATGCTGCTTTTGCAACATTTTTAGTTACTGCTTTTTTTACAACCTTTTTACCTATCTGTTTAGTTACTTTTTTACTAACTTTTGTACCAACTTTTGTACCAACTTTTGTACCGACCTTTTTTCCAAATTTTTTCTTTAATGATCTCTTAAATAATTTGCTTGTGACTCTTATTCTTTTCGGTAACTTAAATAAATTCTTTGCAAAAGCAAAAATTTTCTTTGGTATGTCTAGAAGAAATTTAACACCTTTCTTGAAAAGTTTGAATAAATTTTTAACTGAGAAGAATCCTATAAATGCTGCAGTTGTTTTAAGTAACCATGCAGTTCCTTTTATAATAAATTTAGTGAATCCTCTCCACGCTGCCTTAAACGTGTCGGATTTCATAAATTCAAACACTGCATTACCAGTTATTCCAATAAGAAGGAATGTGGCAAGTTCAATCAATTTGTCTGTCATAGACTTGATCGGTGCCATTCCTTTCTTAGCTTGATCTTTTATCTTACTACCTAAACTCTTCTTCTCTAAACCTTTCTCTTCTGCTTTTATTTTTTGTTTACTTGAATCCTGTTGCAGCATTGCAATTTCTGCTTTCTCTTGATCAATACGGGCAGCGAAGTCTGCCTTTAAGATACCACCTATCTCTGAAAGGGATGCGTTTGCTGCTTGTATGTCAACTTCTAATGTTTTGAAAAGTTTTCTTGCACTTATTGTCTTCTCTTTTTCTTTTTTTAACTTTGCTTCAGACTTTTGAAACTCTTTAAGATTTATGGCTGCGTCTACCTCCGCAGTTGTCTGCAACTTCTTTGGTCTTCCTCTTCTTTTTTTCGGTGCACTATCTACCTTCTCCTCAAGATCACCCATCTTGGTTGTTTTAATTTTTGGCAGTGTTTTCTTTGCCATTTCTTATGCGTTACGTTGTTGTGCCTTTAAATTTTCTTCTTCAATATATTGTTTGAGTAGAGCGACATATACATCTCTCTCCCAAGGCATCATGTTTTCAATCTCAGTTATAGAATATTTATGGTGTTGCATGAGGGCAAAGTTTACCTTATAGTATGACTCAAGGTTTGTATGAGCCATACCTAGTTGAAAAAACTTGCCAGTCCCTCCAATTTCACCTTACTTTCCTTGCCTGTTTTAGGATTAGTTACTTTAACAATATGCTCTAACTTGGGCATAGTTTCAAAGAAATTCTCAACCTCTTTGAATTGTTTAGTATTTAACTGTTCAATAAACTGATTGAGTTCTTCGGGTGAACTATCTGCAGCATCCCAACTCTCTTCATCATCATATATCATATCTATACAGGTAGATAGCATACCGATTGATTGAGCAACTTGACTACCTTCTTCATCAGTATCAAAATTTGCATCTATGAATTGTTGCATTGATGGATACTTTAACTTCATAGAATACTTGTCATCAAGTTTAATAATATTTTTATGGCCCGGTGTCTTCTTTACTTTTATATCATCAATATTGATAGAGGTGTCAACAGTGGTCTTTTTATCATCTGGGCATGTGATAACCACATCAACTGTTTCACCAACTGATTTAGCACGGATATTCAAAAACAAGTATTCAATATCAAAACTTGGCAACTTTGTTATATCTACAGTTTTTGTCTCAATACAATCTGCCATAATCTCAACTATTGAACTTGAGATTTGTTTGGCATCACCTGACTCTAATGCTAGAATCAATATTTTTTCTTCTCGAACAAGGAATGGACGATACTTAATTTTCTTTTTATTAGATGGTAAAGTCAATTCATACGTTGGAGTATTAATCTTGGGTAATGGCATAATTATCTAATCAGTAGTTTTATTTAGCAGTCTATCATAAACCTTTCTTATTTGCAACCACGTACCTATCATAATTGAAACTGACATTAACCTTAAGAAGATCTGCTGAACCATATTGAACTGGTATTGGTGTTATTGATTTAGGGAATGCATTAATAAATTGATATCTCAATATTCTCTTCGCATTCTTTTCAAACTTACTTATAAACATAGTATCACATTTGTAAGTGTCTGGATATCTCATCCTACGATAGAATGGTTTTTGAAAATCTGCCACTTCTCTCTCTGCACCACTAGAAATATAGTCCATCCAACCCTCAAAAATATTCAACATAGTATAATCATCATCAACATAAAAAGAAAAATCAATATCAGTATACAAACGAGAATGGGCAAACTCTTGAGGTATTCCCATAAAATTATCTTTGACCTCTGCTGTTGCAAATGCACTTGCTGGTAATGATGCATCACTGCACAGTAACCCAGCCTCACGACTGATAAAATCTTGTGCGTTATCAATTCTTTTACTAAATTTTAAATACTGAATTACATTACCATTAAATCCAGCAAAATGAACTTGATATTGATTATTCAGCGATAGACTACCAAATTTTACTTTGGCATCATTCATTGTGATTTTCTGTATAAAACTCACACTAAATACCTATATGACTTTATTATAATTCTATTTATGTCATATAAGGGAAGATATTCTCCCACATACCCGCGAAAGTACAAAGGAAACCACACAAATATAGTTTATCGCTCTTTATGGGAGAGAAAATTTATGGTTTACTGTGATTTGAATGAAAATATACTTGAATGGGGGAGTGAAGAGATAGCAATACCATATAGATCACCTGTTGATAAAAAAATTCATAGATACTTTCCTGACTTTTATGTCAAGTTGAAAGAAACTACAGGTAAAATAAAAAAATATATTATTGAAGTAAAACCAAAAAAACAACTTAAACCTCCCACTAAACCAAAGAGACAGACGAAGGGTTATCTATATGAAGCATATGAGTATGCTAAGAATCAAGCAAAGTGGAAAGCTGCCACTGAGTATTGTAAAGATAGACTCTATGAATTTAAGGTGATGACGGAGGATGAACTAGGAATCAAATGAGTCGTATAGCACCAGCATTAGATGACTTGATAGGGATCGAAGATCCTGATGATTTAATGGTGGAAATTATGGATCTACTTAGTGAAGGTGGTGCACCTCAAGCAGGAAACTATTATATATTTGTTTACAGACCAAAAACACCGGGAATCAGATACGATCAAAACCCTCTTGTTGCAGTAACTAATGTGTTCTCATGGGGTTTTGTAGGAGTCAATTTTCACTGGGGTGAATCAAGGAGTTATACTTTCAATGAGATAGTCGGTGGCACATATCAAGTGACTGCTGAAGAGATAAAAGACCTCCAAGCACTACCTTTTGGAAAATATCGTCTAAATAGTTAAAAAAAGATAGATGGCACGAGTAATTACGGGATATAGAACTAATAGAAGGGGTAGAAGAGTTCCAGTTTATGGAACTGGGCCCTCGGAAGGAAGTAAGAAAATAAACGCTGATACTCAAGCGTCAATTGACGCTGCTAATGCCAATGCTCAACAGAAAAAATCAAATTCAGAGATCAATACCGCAACAAAAGCAAATACAGCACCAACATCCAAAAAACGTGGTGGTATCTTAAGATACCCAATGGAGGCATTGACAGGAACAACAGACTATCTGCAGATCGATATTAAAGAATATATTAGACAACCCGGAAATACAAAACTCATAGGTGCAAAAGGGTTTGGTAGAAATACTTTAAATAATTCAGTTGGAGCAACTCGCTCTGGATCTCTTGCTACCAAGTCAGTTCAAAACACTGGAACAATTATTTTACAGATACCATCAGATATCAAAGATGGTAATAGTGCCAACTATGGTGACAGTAAGATGAATACTCTAACAGGTGCTGCTGCAGGTGCAATCTCTGGTGGTATGAAGGCAGGTTCAGAATTTGTCAAGGCTCTTGGTGGTGAAAAAACATTCGCTGAAGCGGGTGATCAAATTAAAAAAGACATAGGTGGTAATCTAACTCCGGGTGAAACAAGTGCATTACTTAGTGCTGCACAACAGGGATTAACTGCAAAAGCAACTTCTGCTGCGATGGGAATCTTTGGTGCGAACGTATCTACAGAACAACTTCTTGCAAGACAGAGTGGTCAGATATTCAATCCCAACTTAGAATTACTATTCAATGGCCCTACGTTGAGAAGTTTTAGTTTCTCATTTAAAATGACACCCCGTAGTGCTCAAGAGGCAAAACAATGTAAATTGATTATAAGATCATTCAAGCAAAACATGGCACCAAAAACTGGTGGAGATACAATCGGTGGTAGTGCAGTGTTTATGAAAACACCTAATTTATTTGAACTACGTTATCGAAAAGGAAATAGTGATCATCCATTCTTAAATAAATTCAAGCAGTGCTTCTTAACTAACTGTGCTGTTAACTATACAGGTGAAGGTGTATATGCAACATATGATGACGCTACACCAATTTCTATGCAACTTGATTTAACATTCAAAGAGATTGAACCAATTTACTTTGATGATTACGATAAGTCACCAACAGGAGTAGGATTCTAATGTATTTTAAAGAACTGCCAACACTCAGATATCCATCTTTTTTATCTGACAAAAATTCATCACTAGATTATGTTGATGCTAAAAACTTATTTCGTCGTGTCAAATTAAGAGAAGACTTACAATCCATAATAACTCTATTTGATAAGTATGAAATTCCAGAGGGTTTTCGTCCTGAAAATGTTGCAGAAGAATTATACAATACTGATCAATTAGATTGGGTGGTTATTGTATGTGCAGGTATAGTTAATATCCGTGATGAATGGCCTCTATCGAACAATGACTTATATGAATATGCTTTGAACAAATATGGAAATAACTTAAATAATGTTCACCACTTTGAAACTGTGGAAGTAAAGGATTCTAATGGTAGAATAGTTCTTGAAAGTGGTAGATCTGTTAATAAAGAATTTAAATTATCATATTTTGAAAATGGAGAAGTAAAAACAAATGATCTTACTAAACTGGGAACCAATGTTGTAGCTATAGAAGATCCTGTTGCATCTATCAGCAATTATCTATATGAGACAATAAGAAATGAAGAAAAGAGAAATATATATGTTTTAAAGAGAGGATTCTTACAACAATTCCTTGATGATTTTAGAGCAATTATGATATATGACCCTTCATCACAAAGAGTCAGTAAGAGTGTTGTAAAAACAGAAAATACAAATATAACCATGCCATAAAAAAAGCACCCCGAAGGGTGCTTGATCCATCTCGAACTAAAATATTTAGTCGTCTGCTAGTTTTTGGAAATACGATAAAGTATCGTCATCTTCTATTTCACTTGAACCTCTTGCAACTGAGGAAACAGTTTCCCTTGGTGCAGGAGTCTCAACTTCATACTCTTCTTCTTGAACCTCTGGATCTTGTGCAACTGGTGTAGCACCTCTCTTACCTAAGACATACTCAAGACGAGTCTTAAGTTCATCATAAGTTTTAAATTGAGACGCAGCACTGAACTCTTCGAGAGAACTTTGCTTCTTCCAGATTGCTTCCATAGCGTCGTCGTCATCAAGTAAAGGACTTTGTGCAGCGAACTCAGAACTATCATAGTTTCTGTATCCTGCTACATTCTTTGCCTTCAACTTGAAGTTTGCACCCTGCCAGAAATCGAATGGATCGATTGCTTCTTCATCCTCGAACTCAGGTTGCATCGCTGCAGTGAGTTTATCAAATATTTTCTTACCAAACTTATATAAGAATGTTTGACCTTCGTTCTCAGGGTTAGTAGGATCTTTTACAACGTAGATGTTCGCAATGTAAGTTAACTTACGTTTTTGCTTTCTAGCAAGTTCCTTGCCAGCATCTGTTCCATTATTCCACAACTGTGAATTATATTCTGATACAGGATCTTTTTGACCGAGTGTTGTCAAAGAGTTCTCAATATACCATCCTCCGGGGCCTTGAAAGGCATGGGAATATAATTTAACGAATGGAAGATCTTCCTTGTCTGGTGCGGGTAGAAATCTGATAACAGCATAACCGTTACCTGATTTATCGACTTCGAGTTTCCAGAAACGGTCATCACCTGATGCACCGTTATTGTTCATCTTCTCGACTTCTTTAACTAACTTTGCAGTTAGTGAACCTAGTTTAGATTGCTTTTTTAAATTTGCAAATGACATTGGATTACCTTGGATTAATTTAGATTAAATTGGATTTACTTAGATATTATAACAAAAACAACACTCTTAGTCAACATTGACTCGAAGTGATTGTATTGTTTTGTTGATAGTATCAAAAAAGGAATTTACATCAGTCTTTGGTGCAAATCCTAACATAGACATAGACTGCTTGAGATATTCAAGAGTATCCTTAGCCTCTTGATCATCTGATAAGGATAATCGAGTCCACATGATTCTCTGTTTATCAACAAGTGTCTGTAACTTATCAACATGCTCCAACTTCTGTTCACGAGTCATGGTAGGGAAATTCATGGCAGTGCCATAAACTTCTCTTTGAAGTTCGTTTATTGATTCTAGTTCTTCACGAACTATTTCTGATTCAAAAAATCTACTCATTTACCAGTTTTCTTAAAACTTTTTTATATTGGAACACATTTATATTTATGAAAGGATCATACTTCCTTATTTTGAGACTTACGGTTTCCCACACAGGGTCAGTAAGTTTCTGGTCGAACCTTTCACGAAACTCAAAGATCTTTTCAAGAACTACAAGAGTTTCAAGATCAATATGTCCACCCAAATATTTTTTAAGAATAATCGGATGTCCATCGGAGCAGTCAAAAATACTATCCAAGTCGTGTTCATTAAACAATTCAGTGACTTGCTCCTTGAATAAGTAACCAAGACTTTGTTGTCGTCTTGACCACTCATTATAATTCCTCTCTCCAGAATTGATAATTTCACCAATCCAAAGACCAGAGGGATTATCTGTGCTAACAAAGTTAGATACAAGAAAATCTACAATCTCCTTATCGGGATATTTTCTTGATGTCTTTTCAAACCAATACTTATCCTTCCTTTTATTAAAGGCAGTTATCTTTGCTCTCGATCTTCCCCCATACTTAAAGTAATCATACTTTGGGCTGGAGAAATGATTCTTGATTGAAAGATATGTTTGGTAGGTTTCAAATGGTGTCACTTTCATCAGTGTCCTCACTTTCTAATTCTGTAATGGCATCAACAGGAACCTCCGACTCACCGATACGATACCAGTGTTGAAGTTTTCCTGACTTGTAACTTTCACGTTCTCCAAGATATTCAAGATCACTAAATGAGTGTTCTCGGAGCATTGCTTGTAGACGATGATGAATCAATTCTGTTTTAGTAGGCATTATAAAGGTAGTCTAGCACGAGTTGTCTTTTTCATAAAGTTAAGACGGGTTGCGTCCCACTTCAATCTCTCTTTCAGAGACTTTGAAATGAGTTTCGTTACTGATTCTATCTCAAGATTGTTACTTTCGCAATAGTGACAGATTGCATCAATGTAATTGAATTCTTCTTCCGCAACAATCTTCTCGATTTCGATGGCAAACTTTTGAGGAGTCAGAAACTTCTTCTCAATGGCCTTCTCAAGTTCTTTATTCGGTTCCATAGATCTCCAGTTTATCTTGAACAAACTTACTAACGTATTCTCCGAGTAGTTTGATGTACTTTGCTTTGTCGTATTCTTCATAAACAACACATTCTCCATTTTCACATGACATAATAATTACTAATTTTTTAATAGATATACCCGTCAGTTCATAAAGCATACAACCATATGCCATTGCTTGGACGAAGTAATGTTCGATCCACTCTTTTGGTTTTGGTTTTGCCGATGTTTTAAAGTCAATCACCGCTAGTTCATCATTGTATTCTGCAATACAATCAACAGTTCCTGCAATACCTAATTGCTTACTATACAGAGAACCCTCCAAAGCGTAAATATTATCTATTTTTCTGAGTGTAGATTTTGATATGTTAAATAAAAACTCAGAAATAGGAAGTCCTTCGGGAAGGTCATTGTTTAGTAAAAAGTTTTCTGCAAGTGTATGAAAAGATGTTCCACGAGTTGTAGCAGCCTTCGTAATACGATCTGCCTCCACATCTCCAACTTTCTTTCTCCACTTCACAAATATTTCTTTATTGAAATGACTTGTGACTGAGGTGATAGAAACTAATTTTAACAGTTCATCCTCATCAGGAACTGAATAATAACGAACTCCATCAATCGTTTCCCTCGAAAGTTTAGGAAGTTCAAGTTCTACATGATTAAACATTACATACCTAGTTGCATTTTTGCGATAATGTACTCTTTGACTAATCCAGATCGTACAATATCATCTACACCAAATTCAATAATATCAAATGATGGCATTGTCCGAACTATCTTCATGAAATCAATGATTCCATTTTTTTCATTGGTCTTTTGTAAATCTGTCTGTGATGCGTCACCACAAAAACAAATTTTACTGTTTTCACCAACTCTTGTTATTATACTATCTAATTCGTGAAAATTCAAGTTTTGGAATTCATCAACTAGAACAATACAATTATCAAGTGTTGTTCCCCTCAAAAATGAGGTACTCCAGAATTTAATTGTTTCCTGAGCTTTAAGATTACCATAGAGCATTTCAAAGTCTGCATCTGTTGGCATCTGGAACATATACTTTACCATATTTTTGTATGGTATTTGGTATATATCTGCCTTGTCCTCGTGGTCTCCGGGTAAAAATCCGATTTCACGACAGGCAACCAAAGATCTAACAAGATAGATTCTCTCATATGGTTTACTCTCATCCATGACATCGCATAGTGCATTATACAAAGTTATGAATGTCTTACCAGTACCTGCAGCACCATAAGCAATTAAATGTTTACTCTTATATGATTCAAATAATTTCTTTTGATTCTCGGTAAGTGGTTCTACATCAATAAGATATTCACCGTTAAGTGGTTTCTTCCTTTTAAATTGTTTCGCGGTCAAACCAACCCCAATCGGTTGATCGGAAGTTCTCTTTTTTCTTGGCATTACAGTTTTTGAACTAAATTCGGATCACTTCTACGACGTTTAGGTATTGATTTTCTTGTCTTCTCTAAAACGTCATTCCAACCGGGTTTTGACTTTCTTAATTTATCTTTCCACTCACCAACCTCCCCAAATCCGGGAACTGTTGAAGGATCAGAGTAATCTCTCGTCCAATCGGGATTGTCTTCTCTCCATTTATCCCAATCATGAACACTCATAGAGACTTCTTTTCTCTCTCCTGTTTCTGTGTGTACTACTGGATAGGTCGCCATAATTTAATATTAGATGTAGTTATTTAGACCCACTGAAGGGCTTCTGATACGATAGGAAACTGTTCAATGAATACAGATCGACATGCCTCTGCGATGTCCATATGTTCCTTCTGAGTGCCATGTGCAGTTCTTAGATCAATGTAATGTATCCATGATCTACATGAACCTGTCATATAGATTCTTGTTGGTGTGCATAATGGTAATACCATTCTA